TCACCATCGACATGCGGCACCAAGTGCATCGGTGACTCAACCGGGTAATCAACTCTCGGGTTGACGGTCAGTAATAGTTCTACTAATAGATAGTTCATGAATCTAGTTCCTTTAACATTAAATGAATTTTGTCAGCATGAGGTGATACGAAATAATTCAAGGGATCACCGTCCATCAACTTCCTAACTCTTGAATTTATACCGCCAATGGTTCGACCGTGACCCCTTGCCATTCTTCTTGTAGAAAACCCCATATCAAAAGCTTTCAATAAAATGTGATCCTCTAATGGTGTCCAATAAACACCTGCTCTCTTACTTACACGCGGCAGTGGAATGTTCGACTCTCTGTTGGGGAATAGTTTGATAGTCATTCGACCACGACCCCTTTAGCTTTCAACAAAATCCGATTGGCAATGTGTTCTGCCTGAATATCATCTTTACTCTGACCATAGTACACAACACCTATGTGGCTCATGACAATTTGTTGATTGAATGAAGGTTCACTTTCTGTAGAGTAAAAAGTCCCTAACACTCTGCCGAATTTACCTTTGTTATCAAGTGCGGTAGAAACAAACAAGATTTCACCTACAGGCATTAAGCTCTTAAGGAACTCAGTAGCAAGCTTTCCATACTTCTTCTCTTCAAGGTCACGTGTACGAGACTCAGGGGTGTCTATTCCAAACATTCTAACCCGTTGCTTCACGTGGATATCGAAACCTAGATCAACTAAGACATCAACGGTGTCACCGTCAACAACTCTCAACACTTTGCATTTATATTGGTACATTCAACTTACTCCTTTGAATTTAATTAACAGCTAAAGCTTTCGCTGCAGCCACTTCATGCTAACTGAATCAACGTCCTTGTTGTGGCTGGCATCGACTTTTTTGTATGCCCGATACGGTCTAACAGGTTTTTCTGAACGCTTCCTTCCTATCTTACCTTTGAACTGAATGTAGTTCTTTGTGGCAAGCGTTGAGACACTTCCCAAAGGTATGCCCATAGCTTCTGCAGCCAAGCGAATTGTCATACCGATGTCTGCAAGCCCTGCTATGACCAAAATTGTTTCTTCGTTATATTTAGCCATGATTCTTTACTCCTAAACTAAAATTATCAGGATGATTCTTGTTATGACTCATCAATGTAATGCTTCGGGTAAGCGACTTCTCTCAGGTCTTTCAAAAGCACATCACCGATTTCAGAAACTTGCGCCGCTGTGATGAGCACGTTCACAACTTCCACGTCACCGATTGATGATGCGATGTTCATCGAATAAAGAGAGTCAGTCATTTCTTTTCTCAATACCTGCTCGAACTGAGCTTCGATGTAAGAGTGAGCATGTCGCGCTGTTGCTTTTTGTGCAGTCTCAGCTCTGACTTGATTATCTGTCTTCGGTGCGCATGGTGGTGCATCTTCAAACGATACTCTTGCAGCTAAAGGCTTGTTATCTTTAGTCATGATTCTTTCTCCAATTAGTTTGTCTCATCAGTGATGCAGTAACTAGCTGCACCAGACCCGGCTCACCGGGTTTCGACTATCGGACGTATAACCATGATCCGTAATGATCAACTTTGCACAGCTCGACTGTGGCGAGCGTAGAGCGTATCCCTTTAGCCGGTGCATTCCAGCCTGCAGCTTTGTAGATGTTGCCGTCAGCATCAATGAAGCAATAAACCGATGAAGGGACACCGTCACGATTCAGGGCAACGATCTTCGTGTACTTCTTGCCTTGAGTCTTGCCGAACCTAGTAGGTAACCAACCTTGAGTCTGCTCAGACACTGCATTCAAGTGAGCGATGAGGTCATCAACACTGACACCTGCAGGCTTCACAGTTAGCTCGTTAAACCTAGCATCAGCAGACCCGGTGTATTCTGCCCATGTAGTGAATAGGTCTGCATAAGTTTCACCGTACACTTCTTTGCGATCCCAAAAGCCAACACCGTGACCGTTGCGAGTGAGCCAGAAATCATGACCGGCCTGCTGTGCAACTGCCGCAAGATGATCATCACTTAGACGAGACTGAAGCCGACTGAAGAATGCAAGGCAGTCGATGATTGATTCACGTTTGAAGTCATCGTCCAACTCAGAACCTTGACCCGGTTGATCAGTCTCACCTGTATCGGTGAAGTCGATAGCTGTGAAATAGGCTTCGATGAATTCCTGCTCTTTCTTGCTGGCTGTGATCATGAACATTTTAAATCTCCAAGTAGTTGTACTGACTAAGGGAGCCGAAGCTCCCTAGATGTTAATCCTATACACTGCTATAATTTTCTTACGCTTACCTTCGGTCCAATCACATAGTTCACCATTGATGAATGCCGCAACATGACCTGTCATCTCAACCAGAAAAAGACCCTTAGCCGGTAACTCCCGAGCCAGAGTGAGTGCTGTCTTTGCATCAACAGGCCATGCGGTGATCTTTCGCTGCTTACTCAACACTTTCCTAGCTGTTCCGTTTCTAGCTCCACATCTATTCTTGCGTCCAGCAAGTTTCATTGTGCGATGTGCTACCTTGTATTCAACATCGGTCAGCAATGCCAATGCGATGACTGTGCAATCTTTTTTCTCCATCTGCTCTTGGCCAACTCGTTTTAGTTCACTGTATTGCTGAATGCTCATGTAAATCTCCAAGTAGTTGTACTGACTAAGGGAGCCGAAGCTCCCTAGTAAGGTTGGTGTGTCTGTACTGACTAAGGGAGCCGAAGCTCCCTGATTAGGTTGGTGTGATTGTTATGGATTGCAGTGACCTAAAGCATCAGAGCCTACATTGCCTGTCTCGACATAATCTTTAGCCATCGCCGGTGCTATCAAGTTAAGAGCTTCTGACAACTTACCGTAAACACCATCTTGGCTTGCATACTTGTCATTACAGGTAGTGTTGGAAACGTGTAACGCTGCAGCTATGAGAACTGACAAATGATGCTTCTCTTCATGATCACCTAGCAATCGGCACTCAGTCTCTCGCAAGTAGTTCTCAGCTCTAGTGCTGGCTGCACTGCGTAGTCCTATAGAGAACACCTTTTGAGCTGCTGCTACGTCACCGAGTGCAAGGTGGGTTTGGGCTGTTTGAACAAGCTGAGTATAAATTTTCATGGTGTAGTGCTCCGGGTTGATAAATTAAGTTAGTGACGACATTGTGAACTAATTGTGAAGACCTGTCAACACCCGGAACGCAAATAATCACATGTCACCGATTCTGTTGGTGCTGTGGAACACGTTTCGTGACATGTGATGGATCATGTTACACGTCTCGTGTTGGATGGAACGCAAACGGTGTTATGCGATGATTCGTGTTGCGTTGATTCGTGTTGCATTGATTTGATGTGATTTGCGTCATTGTAAGTGGTTGATATCGTTATGTTTATTTGGTGTTCTGTGACGAGCGTTCTGATGGGACACTCTCAAAAATTTGATCCATCCCGTCTGTAGCCTTAGTCTCCCGTGGCCTGTAGCGTTTCAACTTTGGATTCATGGGGTACTCTCTAAAAACATAGTGACCCGTCATATTGTCAATGATTACGTGGCCTGTAGAGGTGCTGGGAGAAATGGTACACTATAAACTATATTCAATAGAGATTGATTGCATACTATGTATAACACTTACCTAAATGAAATTTGGTTTATAGTACCCCGCCGTTCCCATTTTTAAGAACCATGATGAATAGAGGGCTGTAGCGGTGTTTTTATTTTAATGGTGAGAACACGTTTCGTAACAAGTGGCATTATACGTGGCCTGTAGACGGGATCGACTACCCTCCCAAAAGTATAACGTGGCACCTTATCAAAACACGTTTCGTGTTCCATAGCTTCATCACAGCTTGTTCCTACTGCGACTGCAGTGGCACCTACATGATCGGTGTGGCCTTGCCGATAAACACTACATGTATTGTTAATTCAATAGGTTAAGGTATAATCACCAAAATTAATCAGGGACCGGGACAATGCCAGTACGATTGACAATGGAAGAGTTGAACGGGATGAACCCGCGTCAAGCTTCTTTTCTCATTGATTACATGAATGATTTCAACGTGCGTAGAGCTTGTGAGAAATTTTCCATGTCACCTAAGACTGCCTCCTTGTGGCTTAAGGAAGGCCCGGTGCATGATGCTATGCAGGCTATATTGGCCCGGAGACAGAAGTACAGTGACATCAATGCAGAGTGGCATTTGCTGGAAGCTGTCGAACTCTATTCGATTAGTAAGCAAGAAGGGAAGCTATCGACTGCTGCAACGACTCTCAGGATGATAGGTCAACATGCTGCGGTCGATAGCTTCGCTGCTGAGAAGGTTCAGATTGATTCTGCTGATGCAGTGAGAGAAAGACTTGATCGGGCCAAGATTCGCAACAGAGCTAAGAAGCTAGAACTCGAAGCACCGAGATCAAATGTAATAGACGTTCCAGAACCACTAGATTTCATGTCACCAATGGAAGCATAGATGCAAGCATCAAGTCCCATAGCTCAAGCAATGATGACCAGCAAAGAAGATAACTTTGTGTATGATCACATTGATCTTCAACTGGCTGACTACTGTTCGGATTACTTCGATGATCCTGAAGCGTGGGTTGATTGGGCATTTGATTGGGGTCACGGTGATCTCGAAGGATTCGATGGACCTGATGACTGGCAACGTGATGTGCTGCGTGAGTGGAGCCGGGAGATCAAGAAACGTGGATTCGATGGTGTGACACCTGTTCCTGTTATTCGATTCACCACTGCATCTGGTCACGGTATCGGCAAGTCTGCACTCGTGGCTTGGATCATCATGTTCATCAAATCCACAAGACCATTCAGCAAGGGTATCGTCACGGCTAACACCGGTGACCAGCTCCGCACTAAAACGTGGAGTGAGTTAGCTAAATGGAAAGAACGTTGCATCACTGGTCACTGGTTCGAGCTGAACAGCGGTAAAGGATCATTGTCCATGTATCACCGGGCTTGGCCTGAGTCATGGCGCGTGGATGGTCAGACCTGTCGTGAAGAGAACTCTGAAGCATTCGCCGGTCTTCACTCAGCTACTAGCTCCCCATACTACATCTTCGATGAGGCCAGTAAGATACCTGACAAGATATGGGAGGTTGCTGAAGGTGGCCTGACTGATGGTGAACCATTCTTCTTCGCGTTTGGTAACCCAACACGTAACACAGGATCATTCGCCAGAACACTTGCTGCAGCTTCACGTTGGATAGTGAGACAGATTGACAGTCGCACAGTGAAGATGACAAACAAGACTCAGATAGCTGAGTGGTTTGAAGACTGGGGCGAGGATTCGGATTTCTTCAGGGTTCGTGTTCGCGGTGTGTTGCCTCGTGCTGGTGATATGCAGTTCATCCCCGGCGATGTTGTCACTGAAGCAATGAACCGGGAAGTGGGTAGATACATTCCAACTGACCCGTTGATATGCGGAATTGATGTTGCACGTGGTGGTGAAGATAATTGCATGATCCAGTTCAGGCGTGGCTTTGATGCTAAGTCTGAGAACACCTATCGAATCCCCGGTGAAGCTTCACGTGATTCAATGAAGGTGGTATCTAAGTTTCAACTGATCCTTGATCGACATAAGCCTGATGTCATATTCCTTGATGAGACTGGTATCGGTGGGCCTATGGCTGATCGTTTGATCCAGCTAGGTTACAACGTTATTCCTATTGGATTCGGGCACAATGCCGATGAAGAGAAGTTATACAAGAGTAGAACTGCTGAGATGGGTTATCGCTGCAGACAGTGGCTCATGGATGGTGGTTCTATACCTGACGATCCGCAACTTGAGAATGAGTTGACTGTCAGGGAGTATGACCATAACGACAAGCACCAACTTGTGTTGGAGTCTAAGAAAGAATTGAAGAAACGGTTGGGTGTGTCACCTGATTGGTCTGACGCACTCTACTTAACCTTTGCACAGAAGGTTGCACAGTTGACTGTTTCGAGTGGTATGAGAGACGTGGTGCCTGAAGCTCGTGAACGAATGAGCAAGCAGCAAAACGATTATGATCCAATTGATTTCATAGAGGTTTAACCAATGCCATCACCGACAACAATTCCTAAAAAAATTCTTCCTGATGATGCAATTCAGATTTACACTGATATTGTAACGAGTCAGTCGGCTGCGGCAGCAACGGTGATACCTGCTACTGTGAGTAATGTCACAGCTACAAACAGTCCAACTGTTGTAAACGGTCCGGCCACAACTTCATCTAGCGGTGTGAACCTGTCTGCGTTGAGAATGACCGGTAGTAGTCAGTTTTATAACATGGGTCCATTCCAGACAGTCCCTACTTTGTCTAACGTTACAGTCGCTGATTCTGCCCTCGGTGCTAACAATAATGTGAGTCCAGTCCCTGCTTTGTCTAACATTACAGTCGCTGATTCTGCTCGCGGTGCTAACTATAACATGGGTCCGTTTCTTATTGACCCTAAGCCTGCTACATCAACCATTAATCCAATCCCTGATGATCCTGTCATTGCACCTGCCTCACCGATCAGCAACATCAACAACGCAGTTGGTACAGCTTCATCCAACCTCAGTTCATCATTGGCTAATGCTTTCAACTTTGTCCCACAAGATCGGATGGCGAAGCTTGGCAGAGCGAAGAAGCCAACATTCAAGTCTGATGATCCGAACTTCAAGGGTAAGACAGATACAATATTAACGAGTGGTCGCGGTGTTACCGGGGCTGCTAACGTAGCACGTAAAACTTTACTAGGATCATCAACATGAAACCTACAATCAATGACTTCGACCTAAGACTTAAAGAGCTTCAGAATGAACGTTCTGGTTACATGGGTCTATGGGGTGAGCTGGCTCAATACCACACTGGTAGAAAGAGCCCGTACCTGAGTGACAAAGCGAATGCAACGATAGTCAGGAACACAAAGCAATACAACAACACTTCGCGTCTTGCGTTGAGAACCTTAGCCTCTGGAATGATGGCAGGGATCACATCACCTGCACGTGAGTGGTTCAAGCTTAAAGGTTCTGATCCGGGCGTGAATGAAGTCGCTGCTGTGAAGGTGTGGCTACATGATGTGCAAGTGATCATGAACCGGGTGTTCTCGCAATCGAATGTCTATAACTCTCTGCATTCTTTGTATGCTGAGTTAGGTGTTTTCGGTACTGGCGCGATGGCTGTGAATGAAGACTTTGAGAACATCATTCACTGTAAGACATTTTCAGTGGGTAGTTACTTTCTTGGTGTCGGTGCTAAAGACACCGTTGATACGTTCTACCGGGAGTATTACAGAACGGTAGGTCAACTGATCAAAGAGTTCGGTACTGCTAATGTCAGTGATCATGTTCGAGATGCTTGGAAGCATGGCAACACTGAGCTGAAGGTTAAATGTGTTCATGCTATTGAGCCTAATGATGACCGTAACATGATGAGTCCGTTCGCTAAGGATATGCCGTTTCGTTCTGTGTACTACGAGACAGGACGTGGTAAGCAGGCTGAGACTAAATTCTTGAGAGAGTCAGGGTTTCCTGAACTGTCTATTCTGTGTCCTCGTTGGGACATCATCGGTGAAGCTGTTTACTCTGAAGATTGCCCCGGCGTGATCGCGCTCGGTGATACCAAAGCATTGCAGCTCGGTGAACGTAGAATGTATCAGGCACTTGATAAGGTGGCTAACCCACCGATGCAAGGTGACACTGCTTTAAAGAATCAAGGCGCACCGAAGAATGGTGAAGTCACATGGATGAACAGTGCGACACGTGGTATCGAGAGTGTCTACAAGAGTTACAATCCGAACCTAGATAAGATCATCGGTATTCAAGACAGGTCCGAGCTGAGAATAAAACGAGCGTTCTATGAAGACTTATTCTTAATGCTTGCTAATAGTGATCGAAGGAACATCACAGCACGTGAAGTTTCTGAGAAGCACGAAGAGAAGTTGCTGATGTTAGGTCCAGTTCTTGAGCGTCTTCATTCTGAGTTGCTTGATCCATTGATCACGAGAACATTTAGTATCCTGCAACGCAACGGTGTACTGCCATTACCACCACCTGAGTTAGAGAATGGCGGTGGGTTATCTGTCGATTATGTCTCTGTGCTGGCACAAGCTCAGCAGATGGTGGGTCTATCTGCGACTGAACGTGTAGTAGGGTTCGTGGCTAGTATGGCTCAGACGTGGCCTGAAGCTCGACACAAGCTTGATCCATTGCAGACTGTCGATGAGTATGCTCAAGCAGCAGGAGCGAGCCCACAGATCGTTAGACCTGATGAACAGGTTCAACAAATCATCGGTCAAGAACAACAGCAGGCACAGCAACAGGCTCAAATGGAGCGTAGTCAGATGGCTATGCAGACAGCTAAAACAGCATCTGAGGCCAATCCTGAAAGATTAGCTGCAATTGCTGAAGAACAAGGGTTATAATAATGTCAAGTTCTGGCGATCATTATAAGCAAGAGATACTTGATTACGATACAATGCTCAAAAGTCCTAATGGCAGAGGTGTGTTGAAGTCACTGTTACATGACACCGGTGTGTTCCAATCAACGTTCTCACCGGACAATCAACTACTCGGTGCTTATGGTGAGGGCAGGAGAAGCGTAGGTCTTGGGTTGATAGATAAACTTAAGGCGGCAAACATAGAAAAATACTATTTATTACTAAAGGAAATAGATCAAGATGGCTGAAGAAAACTCAACTGACACTGCTGCAACTGATGTTGCTGCACCTGAAACTGTTGCACCTGAAACTGCTGCAACTGATACCATATTGACTGACACTGCTGCACCGACTGTAGCAGATGGGGAAACAGTTTTAACTGCAGACCCGACACCAGATTCTGAGAACACAGATACTGTGCTATCAGATGTTAAGGACGAGACGGATAGTGCTACTTCAGATGTACCTGATACCTATGCCGACTTTACTCTACCTGAAGGCTTTGGGATCAATCCTGAGTATATGAGCAAACTGGCACCTGCCCTGAAGGAATTGGGTATGACTCAGGATGCAGCTCAGAAGTTGATCACGGCTCACGTAGAAGGAGTTCAGGCTAGTGAAGGTGCTAGAACTAATGCGTTTACCCAACTCAAGCAAGACTGGCTGGACCAAGCGAAAGCTGATGAAACGATAGGCGGTGACAAGTGGGATACCACTGTGAAACATGCCCGAGCTGCATTAGAAACTTTTGGTACACCGGAGTTAAACCAATTGCTTAAAGACTATGGTATTGGAAACAATCCAGAACTCTTACGCATTTTTTCAAAAGTGGGAGTGCTGTTACAGGAAGATACGATCAACACCGAGGGTACTAAGATCGTACCTGAGAAAACAATTGTTGATCGAATGTATCCGAATCAAAGCAGCTAACCTTTAAACTTTTTATTTTTATGGAGTAAACATCATGGGTGTTTTAGCACAGTCGTTCTACGACTTAACAGACCTATACAAATCTCAAAATGCAGATGGCACCATTGCACCTGTACTTGAGTTACTAATGGAGATGAATCCTGTACTTGATGACGCTATGGCTGTCGAGTGTAATCAGGGTACAACTCACAAGCACACAATTCGCACCGGTCTTCCGACTGTTGCTTGGGGTGAGCTATACAAGGGTATCCCTTACAGCAAGTCAGGCAAACGACAGGTGGTTGATACTACCGGTTTCGTTGAAGGTCTGAGTGCTGTCGATAAGCGTTTACTTGCGTTGTCTAAGAATGCCGGTGCAGTTCGTTTGAGTGAAGCTAAAGGTTTTCTCGAAGCGATGAACCAAGAAGTATCTACCAAGATATTTTACGGTAACACTGCATCTGATCCTGAAGAGTTCATGGGCCTAGCACCACGGTTCAATGACTTGAGTGCGCCTAACGGTAACAACATCATTGACTGCGGTGGTACTGGTGCTGATAACACTTCAATGTGGATCGTGACTTGGGGTGATGAGCAGTGTCAATTGCTTTACCCTGAAGGTACACAGGCCGGTGTTCAGCGTGAAGACAAAGGTGAGCAGCGTGTCACTGATAGTAACGGCGATGCTTACTACGTTGAAGAAGAAATGTTCACATGGCACATCGGTCTTGCTGTTAAAGATTGGCGTTATGTTGTTCGTCTTGCGAACATTGATGTTTCCTTGATGGAAGCAGGCTCTGTGCAGCTGTTCGACTTCTTGCGTAAAGGTTATTGGAAAATGCAGTCTCGCCGGGTTGCCGGTGGCAAGCAGTGCATCTACGCGAACCGTGATTGTCTTGAGACGCTTGACGCGCTTTCTAGCAACGCTGGTTCTACTGATAACTTCGTTCGATTAAAGCCTGTTGAAATCGAAGGTAAAGAAGTTCTCACTTATCGCGGTATGCCACTGCGTGAAACTGACTCGCTTATCAATACTGAAGCGCGAGTTGTATAAACTGCTTTAAGGGGTCAGGTCAACTTGATTGACCCCTTAGCTTAACTTAAATTCTTTCAGGAGAAAGAACATGATATTTTCAAAACAGACGAAGTTATCAGACGACCAAGCAGTGACTGCAACCGCGTTAAGCACGAATGTCATTGATCTTGGTTTGACTGGTACTCCCTACGGTGCCGTTGCTGCTCTCTCTGCCGATGTCGGTAAGGGTACTGCTATACCATTCTTGGTGCAGGTCACTACAGCGTTCGCAACATTGACTAGCTTAGTGGTATCAATCGAAGTGAGCGCGAATGCAGACATGTCAAGTCCGACAGTGGTTGCACAAACTGGGGTGCTACCTGCCGCAGTTCTTGTTGCAGGTAAGCAAATTTCAATTCAAGTCTTACCTAATGATGTTGACAAGCGTTACCTTGCTGTTCGTTACACCGTTGCTGGCAGTAATGCCACTGCTGGTAATGTGACTGCTGGTATCACGATGGGTAATCAGAACAACAGTTAATCTGTTGTAGTTGTAAATCAGGATCAGTCTCTCGGGGCTGATCTTTTTTCAAATCATTTAAGAGAATAGTTATCATGCCAAAGTATAAAGCCCTTAAAGACAGTTTTCTTGACGGTCAGATGTATGGCCCTGAAAGGAAGCGTAAGTTCTATGTTGCGGATAAACCTTTGAAGCCGGTTCCTAAAGGATTGGAACTTGTCGTTGAAGAAACTCCGAAGCGGCGTACTGCTGAATCTGCTGCTGCTAAAAAAAAACTAACGATCAAGCCCGCCTCGAAAGAGAAGCCAGCGAGCAAGACAAGTCAATAGAAGAGTTGCTTCACGGTGAAGAGAAAAGGGAGTTAGACAAAGTTGAAGTAGACTCCCTAGACTTCATGAGTACACAACCGTCCGGTCTTGAACCAAAGAAATCCGGCTCCAAAGTAACTACTATCTAGGTAACAGGCAATGGTCGAAATAACTAAAGAGAAATATAACGAGGATATGCCTTGTTGCGGTACTGAAGAAGAAGATTCTCATTACCCTTGGGGGACATCTATAACGCTAAGAGACGAGCTTATAGAAGCGTTGGGGCTCTCTGAATGCAAGGCCGGTGAAGAAGTCATGATAAAGGCTAAAGCGTTCGTTACTTCTAAACGTGTGAGCACTGAAGCTAGTGTTGGATCAGAAGAAGAGAAAGATGCCACAATTGAAATTCAATTAACGTCAATCGAAATCGGTAAAGAAAGTCCTGACGTAGTCAACACGTTGTACGGAGAATAATTGCTATGGCTTCTGTAATTGATATTTGTAACATAGCTCTTGGTCAAGTCAGGGGTCAAAG